ATTGAGAACTGTATTATGTACTTCAAAGATTACAATCCAGAAATAGGGCAGAATCCATTTGCGTATTTCACGCAGATCATCTATTATGCTTTCCTTAGACGGATTGGCAAAGAAGAGAAGAACAGGTATATCATATATAAGAATTATCAGGAAAGCATTGTCAATCAAGGCAACTCTGGATTTCTTGTAGATAATGATGATAATCACTTGATGCCAACTCAAATGTATGATAACATAAATGACTTCATGGCAAAGTTTGAGAAGAGAGAACACGAAAAGAAAGTAAAGCGTAAGCAGACAAAGGAAGGCTTACAAAAATTTTATGAGGAAGAAACCGATGACAAACGAAGTGCCGTTTCAGATTGAACACCTGATCAATAGCCTACTTAACAAAAAAGAAAATATCCACATTCGTGGAAACTATAGACAAAGATTAGTCAACATACAGGAAGCACTTGACAAAGCGATCAAAAAGTACGATAATGAGCTTTATATATCCAACACTCAAGGAAAGAAAAAGCGGGCGTGAACGAAAAGCATTTGTTATGGCATATATTCCAGTATCTTGATGAATATGTGGAAATAGATATTAATGATATGATAGAAGGATTCGCACATGAAAAACGAATGTTCTCAAAGGAATCTCAACCAAATGAAATTAGCGTGGCCAGCGCATTGACTGAGCGTTGGGATGCTTATAATAAAGCGAGACAGAATGGCTAAAGTGTTAATCCTTACCGATACCCACTGGGGAGTCAGAAATGATTCCCCAGTTTTCTTAGATTATTTCGAGAAGACTATGGAAGAGTTTGTGATACCATTTATTCTTGAGAATGATATCAAGCATGTGATCCACGCTGGTGACCTTGTAGACAGGCGCAAGTATATCAATGTGAATACGGCCCATCGGCTTCGCACAGATTTTCTCAATCTATTAAATGAACTGTGTGAGACACATATCATTGCTGGTAACCATGACGAATATTACAAGGACACATACCGCGTCAACTCTCTTACCGAGTTTGTTGCTGGTCGCTATAAGAACATTCACACTTACTCTAGTCCAACAACTATTACGATTGACGGGTTTGACTTCTTTCTGCTTCCATGGATCACAAAGGAAGCAGAGAAAGAATGTTATGAAGCGATAGAGATGTCTAATGCTTCAGTTTGTATTGCTCACTTAGAGTTAGATGGCTTTGAAATGCAGAAAGGTATGTTATCGGATCATGGCTGGAATCATAAAATATTTAAAGAGTTTGACCAAGTCTTCACGGGCCACTATCACCACCGTTCTACTGTGGATAATATTCATTATATTGGCGCTCTATGTGAGCATATCTGGTCTGATTTTAATGATCCTAGAGGGTTTGTGGTTTTTGATACGGAGACCAGAACTGTGGATTTTTATCGTAATCCTTTTCGCATTTTTCATATGGTCGCATACGACGATGTAAAGAATCCAAACATCATTGAGAATATTAATGCTACTGATTATTCCAGGTTTAAAGATTGTTATGTTAAGATTGTATGTGTGAACAAGACGAATCCATATGCTTTTGATATGCTGTTAGATAAACTATACAAGGAACAGCCAGCAGACATTTCTATTGTTGAAGATGTGAACAGCTTCATAGATAACAATGTGGATGATTTGGTAGACGAAGCACAAGACACGATTACCATTCTAGACAACTACATTCAAGGCTTGACTTTGCCTGTAGAACCTGATAAGATGAAACATTACATGCGTGAAATCTACGCGGAAGCTTTGTCGTTGGAAAATATTGAATGAAGATTATACATATCAATCGTAATATTATCCAATCAAATGCAAAGCATGGTCGTAAAGAACCAGTAGTTCGAGTAGAAGAGAATGGTATTGTAAAGTATTGTATGGAAGTAGAGATACTTGGACCTTCGCGTATGGTATACAGACCAGATAAACCTCGTCCGTGTGGTGCTAAATTATGGATAGAGACTGATGCTGAAGTTAAGATGATTGGCGTGGTATGATAACATTTGAAGTGATTAGATGGCGTAACCTACTATCTACTGGTAATGCTTGGACAGAGATTGAACTAAACGCAAACAAGACTAATCTAATTATGGGCGCGAACGGGCATGGTAAATCAACCATTCTCGACGCGCTTTGTTTCGTCTTGTTTGGTAAGCCATTTCGTAAGATCAATAAGCCATCGCTTACCAATAGCGTAAATGGTAAAGATTGTAGAGTAGAGATTGAGTTTGGTGCTTACGGAAAGAAGTATAAGATTTTCCGTGGCATCAAGCCAAACATCTTTGAAATCTATGTAGATGGATTCTTACTCAATCAGGACTCGGCCTCGCGCGATTATCAAGAATACCTAGAGAAGTTCATTCTTAAGATGAACATGAAGTCTTTTTGCCAGATCGTTATTCTTGGTTCGGCCTCATTTACTCCGTTCATGCAGTTGACTCCTGCTGATCGTCGCGCAATCATTGAAGACCTTCTAGATATCCAAATCTTTTCTATCATGAACATTCTGGTAAAGCAGCGTGTTCAGGAAAACAAAGAGAACTTGGAGATAAATCGTGCTTCATTGAAGTCTAACGAAGGAAAGAAAGATTATGTTGAGCGCACTCTAAAAAGTCTTAGACAGAATAATGATGACCGTCTTGGAGAGTTGAATAGCCAATATAATGATTTTGCTAGTCAAAAGACTGATCTTTTAAACAAGGTCAAGAAATTGGTCGATGAGAAAGAAAAACTTGTCGATGAGATAACTGATATCTCAACTCTAAAGCAGACTTATGAACTGGCTATTAAGCAGATTGCTTCCTGGGACAGTGAAGCAAAGCGTCTTGATAAACACAAGGAGTTTCTAAAGAGTTCCGACCAATGCCCAACATGTAATCAGCATATCGAGGAAGACTTTCGCAAGAGAGAAGTATTGAGCATAGGTGGTGAGATTAGCACCATTTGCAGACATGCAGCAACTATGGAAATAGATGTGAATGTCATCTTATCTCAAATAAATGATAGAGAACAAAAATCTAAGCGCATTCAATCTATCAATGCCGAAATCAAGGCCGATAAGCAGACAATGATGCATATCGTATCCACAATGAACAACATTGAAGATAACATTGATAAGATCAAGAATGCTGATACTCTTGTACAAGATAGTGAAGAAGAACTGGCTAAGACAATAAAAGAGATTGATCGTCTTGGTGATAAAATCAATTTCTATATCAGTGAAAAGATATTGATCGATACTGCTATGGCTTTATTAAAAGATGGTGGCATCAAGACCAAGATCATTAAGCAATACGTTCCTATTATCAATAAGCTGGTAAACAAGTATCTTGATAGAATGGGCTTCTTTGTTAACTTCAACATTGATGAGAACTTCAATGAGGTAATCAAGTCTCGGTATCGTGACGAGTTTTCCTATGCAAACTTCTCGGAAGGTGAGAAGACCCGTATTGACTTGGCTCTAATGTTCACATGGAGAGCAATTGCCAAGATGAAGAATTCCGTCAATACAAATCTGTTGATACTGGATGAAATTTTAGATGGAAGTCTCGATGCTAATGGTACTGATGAATTCCTAAAGATCATTCAGACCTTGACAGATGATACAAATACATTTATAATATCGCACAAGACGGATACAATTGCCGATAAGTTCGATAAGACTTACCGATTCGAGAAGATTAGAAACTTTAGCAGGTTGATGACATGACAGTAAAAGAAACAGCAGAATACGATAACTTCCTTGGTAAGAAGGAAGAGATTGCGAAGCCAGCAGCACTCTTTGATATTGAAGAGAATGAGGAAAGTGAGCGCGAAAAGCTTTGGGTAGGAATGCCTGAGTTTGAACAGAAGGACAATCCTCCGTTCAAGACAATCTATGTTCACTTCCGTAACAAGGAAGACTTTGACCAATTCGTATCAAAGTATAAGAACCTGGATGAAGAACAGAATATCACACCTAAGACCAAGAGTATGTGGTATCCACACCTCGATAAGGATGAAAACTCACTTAAGCGTTGGTTTGAAGAATGACCAATCCAACTCATCCAGTTTATATTATTTCTAAAGGTAGACATGAAAGCATGTTTACCTCGCGCTCACTCGCGCGTATGAAGATTCCACATTACATTGCAATCGAACCGCAAGATGAAAAGTTATATGATCAAGCTCTTGATACCTTTAATATTAGGCCTTATGTTACTCTT